ATCAAACCAGGTCTTATTAACAAAGCAATTAAAATTGCCCAAAAAGGTGACTGGGCAAATCATGCAGATGCATTTGATGATTTAGAAACTTTAATTGTTACCGTTGGTAAGGACAAGTAGGTTTGAACAGTATTATAACCTTTTTTAAAGATAGCTATAAACTTAGTCCTGTAGCATTCTATTGCGAACTAGTAGAAGCAATGTTCTTAATATCTGCAAGTGCTGTTCTAACCTTTACTGTATTAGATCCTGCAACAAAAATATTTATTCCTATGTACTTAATAGGGTCAGTATTGGGTGTGTGTAGTGCCATTATTAGAAAGGCTGCATTTGTAATAGTACTTTGTAGCTGGTTTGTTATTATGAATACTATTGCTATCATTCAACTATTTTTATAGGATTACTAAATGAGCTATGTAGATGCATTTTTTGACCGTGACGCAGATATTATTAGAGCTGTTGAACGTAAAGACGGCAAGAGAAGTTTTACAGAATATCCTGTAAAGTATACTTTCTATTTTGAAGATCAACGAGGCAAATACAAAAGTGTTTATGGTGATCCTCTAAGTCGCATTGTATGTAAAAGTACTAAGGACTTTCGTAAGGAAGTTGCAATTAACAATTCAAAGAAATTGTTTGAAAGCGACATTAATCCAATCTTTCAATGTTTAAGTGAAAACTATCTTAATCAAGATGCGCCTAAACTAAACATTGCATTTTTTGATATTGAGACTGACTTTGATCCAGAACGAGGCTTTGCTGATCCAAGTGATCCGTTTATGCCAATTACAAGTATCTCAGTGTACTTACAGTGGTTAGACACAATGGTGTGTATTGCTGTTCCACCTAAAACACTTACTATGGACGAAGCAAAGAAAGAACTTGAAGGCATTGACAACGTAATGTTATTTGAAAAAGAAGGTGACATGATTGACACTTTCTTGACACTGATTGAAGATGCTGATATTTTATCAGGCTGGAACAGTGAAGGATATGATATTCCGTACATTGTTAACAGAACTAGTCGTGTACTAAGCAAGGATGATACACGTAGATTCTGCTTGTGGGGTCAGCTTCCTAAGAAGCGTATGTACGAAAAGTTTGGCAAAGAAAGTGAAACGTTTGACTTAGTTGGTCGTGTACATTTGGATAGTTTGAACTTGTATCGTAAGTACACTTATGAAGAACGTCATACATATCGATTAGATGCTATTGGCGAAGTTGAAGTAGGCGAAAACAAAGTTCCGTATGAAGGAACACTTGACGCACTATACAACAATGACTTCCGAAAGTTTATTGAATATAACATTCAAGATACTGCATTACTTGACAAGCTAGATAAGAAGCTACGTTTTATTGATCTTAGTAATGAGCTTGCTCATGCAAATACTGTGTTACTACAAACTACAATGGGTGCCGTTGCAGTTACAGAACAAGCTATCGTTAACGAAGCACACCATAGAGGCTTGCAAGTACCTAATCGTCAGAAACGTGATGATGACGCTACACAAGCTGCTGGAGCATATGTTGCGTATCCAAAGAAAGGTTTACACAAGTGGGTTGCATCTATGGATTTAAACTCACTCTACCCTTCAGTAATTCGTGCATTAAATATGGCGCCAGAAACTGTCATAGGACAGATACGTCCAGAGATTAGTGATGCTCGTGTACACGAAGATATGTTCTTAAAGAAGAAGAGCTTTGCTGGTAGTTGGGAAGGAAGGTTTGCTACAGAAGAATACGAAGCAGTTATGGAACAAAAACGTGACATTGCACTTACTGTTGACTTTGAAAATGGTCAATCAGAGGTACTAAGTGGTGCTGAAATTTATAAATTAATATTTGATTCTAATAACCCTTGGATGCTTAGTGCTAACGGTACTATCTTTACTACAGAGTTTGAAGGCGTTATACCCGGTATCTTAAAACGCTGGTACAGTGAACGTAAAGATTTGCAGAAGAATCTAAAAAAAGCAAAAGATGCAGGTAATTCTATTGAAGTTGAATACTGGGATAAAAGGCAACTTGTTAAGAAGATTAACTTGAATAGCTTGTATGGTGCTATTCTTAATCCAGGATGTAGGTTCTTTGATAAACGTATTGGTCAAAGTACTACACTAACTGGTAGAACTATTGTAAAGCATATGAGTGCCGAAGTTAACAAAACTATTACTGGCAAGTACGATCATATCGGTGAAGCAATGATATATGGCGATACTGACTCTTGTTACTTTAGTGCGTGGCCTATTCTTAAAGATGACATCGAAGCTGGTAAAATTCCTTGGAGTAAAGATAATATTATTGCACTTTATGACCAAGTATGCGAAGCTGCAAATACTACGTTTCCGTCAATGATGGCTTCATCATTTCATTGTCCAAAGAGTAGGTCGGACGTTATTGCTGCGGCTAGAGAAATTGTTGCACAGAGTGGATTGTATATTACCAAGAAACGTTATGCGGCATTAGTATATGACATTGAAGGCTTTAGAAGTGACACAGATGGCAAGCCAGGTAAAGTAAAAGCTATGGGCTTGGACTTGCGTAGATCAGATACTCCTGTGTTTATGCAAGAGTTTCTAAGTGAAATCTTACTTATGGTACTTACAGATGTTCCGCAGCCAGAAATATTAGAACGTATTACTGTGTTCCGTAAGGAATTTAGCGAACGCCCTGGATACGAAAAAGGTTCACCCAAACGTGCAAACAAAGTTGGACATTATCGGCGACTAGAAGAAAAGCAAGGCAAAGCTGGCATGCCTGGGCATGTTAGAGCAAGCATTAACTGGAATACACTTAAACGTATGAACAACGATAAGTATTCTCAAGAAATTGTAGACGGCATGAAAGTTATTGTTTGTAAGCTAAAGCAAAATCCATTAGGGTATACAAGTGTAGCTTATCCAACAGATGAAATGCACATACCACAATGGTTTAAAGAGTTACCGTTTGATGATGCAGCAATGGCAGAAACAATCATTGATAAAAAACTAGATAATTTAATTGGAGTTCTTAACTATCCGTTAGAAGATACTAAGCGACATAATACATTTACTAGTTTATTTGACTTCGGCGAATAATATGAAAATAAAGATAGAAATAGAAATTGACACAGAAAGCGAACACGACCTAAATACTATTGATGAAATTATAGAAAAGCTTCAAGAGTTAACGGAGAATATTAAATGAAAGTATCAATAAATGACATAGGCGGCATAATTGCTAAAGAAGATGAGCGTTATATAGTAAAAGATAACACTACTCTTAAAAACTTAGTAGTTAGTTCAACTCGCTTAAACAACAACAAAAGTACATCTGGACATTCGCATGCTGGACAAGAAGAAGTATATTATTTTATTCATGGTGACGGTACTATAGAACTAGACAATGTAACACATTCTTTTATTGCAGGTGATGTTATATTAATTGAAGACGGAGTATTCCATAGAGTACACGCAGGTTCAAATGGTGCATATTTTGTATGTGTGTTTGATGGTAAGAGGAACCACAAATGAAAGTAGGATTTACGTGCAGTACATTTGACTTACTACACGCAGGACATTTAATTATGTTGCGTGAAGCAAAAGAACAATGTGATTATCTTATATGCGGATTGCAAGTTGATCCTAGTATTGATCGCAAAGAAAAGAACGCACCGGTACAAAATGTAGTAGAACGATACACTCAACTAAAGGGTGTAGAATACGTAGATGAAATTATTCCATACGGTACAGAAGTAGATTTAGAGGACATCCTCAGTATGTATCCTATTGATGTGCGTATACTAGGTGAAGAATATCGCGACAAAGATTTTACAGGTAAAGACATTTGTCGAAAGCGTGATATTGAGTTACATTTTAATAAAAGAGATCACCGCTTTAGTACAAGCGATTTAAGGAGAAGAGTCTGTGAATAAATATATCTTTACAAGTGAATCAGTAAGTGACGGCCACCCCGATAAGGTTGCTGATCAAATAAGTGATGCATTAGTAGATGCTGGACTAAAAGCCGGCGACGAAACAACTAGAGTAGCTATAGAAACACTAGTGACAACTAATCATGTAACAGTAGCTGGTGAAGTTGCTAACTTTAATTTAAGTCTTTACGATGTAGAAGATATTGTAAGAGCTAAAGTTAAAGAAATTGGATACGAGCAAGAAGGTTTCCATCACGAGCAACTAGCAGTATTTAATAAGATACATTCACAAAGCAGTGACATCGGATTAGGTACTGATGACTTTGGGGCAGGCGATCAAGGCATTATGTTTGGATATGCATGTAATCATACACATAGTATGATGCCTGCACCTATACATTATAGTCATGCAGTATTAAAGAACTTAAAAACAAAACGTGGAAGTATTTTAGGTCCTGATGCTAAGTCTCAAATTAGTGTAGAGTATGATGGTGCAAGGCGTGACGGAGTTGTTAAACGCATTGATCAAATTGTTATTAGTACACAGCATACACAAGGTAATGTAGAAGAAGCAAGAAATCTTTGTAAACTTGCCGCAATGGAAGAACTAGGAGATTTAATTGATGACGACACTGTATGGCATCTTAATCCTACAGGTAATTTTGTTATTGGTGGTCCTGATGGCGATACAGGCCTCACCGGTAGAAAGATTATCGTGGACACTTATGGCGGTTTCGCTCCTCACGGTGGCGGTGCTTTTAGCGGCAAAGATCCTACTAAAGTAGATCGTAGTGCAGCATATATGGCACGTTGGATTGCTAAGAATGTAGTAGCAGACGAAATGGCAGACTGGTGTAACATACAATTAAGTTATGCTATTGGTGTTAAGCAACCTACAAGTATTTACATTGACTCAAACGGGCACAACAGATCAATTGCTAGTTTTATTGAAAAAGAACTTGATTTAAGTCCTAAAGGTATTATTGATCGATTTGATCTTTTTAACTTTCATGAATACAGTAAGAATTGTACATATGGACACTTTGGCGACAAAGACGTTCCCTGGGAAAAGATAGGATGGAATTAATGAATAATAAATTTATCTTTGATGTTGATGGTACACTTACACCCAGTCGGCGGAGCATTGACATAGAGTTTCAAAGATTCTTTTTAGATTTTATCTATGCTAATCATGTTTATCTAGTAACCGGAAGTGATAGTGCTAAAACTATAGAACAGTTAGGACAGATTATATTCAATGAGGTAGATAGAGTGTATAACTGTAACGGTAATGATGTTTGGGAAAGCGGAGTTAACACGTATACTAACGAATGGGTATTGCCTACAGACGCAGGACACTGGTTAGAACACAAACTAGAAGAAAGCAACTTTAGTATTAGAACAGGTAATCATATAGAACACCGTCCTGGTATGGTTAACTTTAGTGTGGTTGGGAGAAATGCTAATGTAAAACAACGTAAAGCATATGTAACATACGAAGGTGACCACAGCGAGCGTCATTACATAGCACGAGGCTTCAATGCAAAGTTTCCAGAATTAGAAGCAACAGTAGGCGGAGAAACTGGTATTGATATTGCTCCTCGCGGAAGCGATAAAAGTCAAGTTATAAAAGACTTTGATAGTTTTGACTGTACATATTTCTTTGGCGATATGATGTTGCCAGGTGGCAACGATTACCCTCTAGCTGTAAAGGTGACAGAATCTATACATGTTGCGGATTGGCGAGAAACAAGACTTCGCTTAGAAGAGTTTCAAAAATTAGGAATTGCTATATGAAGGTATTACTAACTGGACACTTGGGCTATATTGGACGGTCAGTGTATGATCGGTTATGGCTCCGAGGATATAATATACAAGGGATAGATCTATTAGAAGATTTAGATATAACAACATGTTTATTAGACTATAAAGTAGATCTAGTAATACACTTAGCAG